GATTGGGTGATGGTAATAAAGATATATATATAAGAGCAAATTTGGGACAGTTTTGGGACAAAAAAGACCACTAAGACAGATAAGGTAAAACACCCAATCAGAACAATCCACCCAATCTTCAACCTGAGATTCATACAAAATTGGTGCGAAAATCTGCAAACTGGGGTATTGATTTTTTGTCGAGCAGGCATTATAATCATTATTGAAGAAAACGGTAACGATAGACAGGGAGGAAGGGACGATGGAAGGCATGGAAGAGATGGACGACAAGGTGAAGTTGTTCGACAACGGACACGTTGCAATCTATCGGATCGGCCTGGACTATTGGATCTATGATGGAACCTGGGAGCTCGTCTCCTGGGAGTACGTAGAACAGATCTGGGTAGAAGAAGAAGAAGACGACGATGAAGACGAAAAATGAGCTCATCGCCCGGATCCTGTTGCTCGACCCGTTGGCCAAGCGGTGGAAACTCCAGAAGCAGAAGGGCCAGGAGTTGACGCAACTCCTGGCCCCCACCGACACGACGTCCCCCGGTGGCCGTTCCAAAGAAGAGGGTCACAGCCCGGAACTGGTCAACGAGGACGGGGGCGTCGGTACAAGGTCTACTCAACCTACCGTGAATCCGTATACATCCCTGTCACCCCCGACTAGAAGATAGGAGGAAGAAGATGGAAGGCTGGGTTCTTTTGACTACCGGATGGGCAAGTGACACAGGGCGAGTCGAAATCTACACACACCCGGGTACTTCGACACGATTTCGAGTAGTCTCCTCTTCGAAAGAGGCTATTGTCTCCAGAGAAGATATGAGACAACTCTGGCGGAAAGTCGACGGGGAGGCTGTACGACAGTACCGGGAGAGGACGGGGAGCACCTCGCCCAGGCTCACCCGAGGCTGGCACGACTGCTGGACTCCCTACGGGGTCATCTCGCTAGACGTCATCCTTGACGACGGTATCCCCCGGGCCGCAATCGAGGTTCGGTTCGACGGCTACGAGTTTTGTCACTTCACCCCCTGATTTCTCACCCCTACACCTCCGTGGTCCTCTCCACGGGGGTGTGGACCCATTGGGACCCTTTATGGGACGCAATGGGACAGTGTCCCATAAGTGAGACGAAGATGACCCCTATCTTGGATAGGGGAGATGAGCAGACTTCACACATTCATCAGAGGTGGTGTGTTGAAAATTGGTGCAAAATCCTGCAAATTGGGGTATTGATTTTTCATCGAGGAGGTATTATAATCATTATTGAAGAAACGGGATGACAACAGAAAGGAGACACCGGTGGAAACGAAACAGGTGACACCATCGACCCGACGAGTGAAGAGAGTCACAGTACGGAACCAGAAGCTCATACTCGACGGGTTTCTGAAAACATTCCCAGAGATCGAGCTCGACGAGGTGTGGTTGATCATGTTCGAAGACGGAGCTTTTATCGGGGCTCGGGGGGATCGATACAAGGTGTACTCGAACTACCGTGAATACGTATTTGTCCCTTTACCCCCTGACGCCCCGATCCTGACTCCGAACTCCTGAATCCGAACTCCTCACCCCTCACTCCTCACCCCCGTGGTCTCTCCACGGGGGTTTCCGCTTCATTGGGACACCTTATGAGATGCAATGGGACAGTGTCCCAGAAGTGAGATGAAGATGACCCCTATCCAGGATAGGGGAGATGAGCAGACTTCATCTGGGGACACGGGAAAGAGACGAAAAGGTGAAGAGCACTCCATCTTGATTACTCATCAAGGGGACGGAGACCTCCCGTCCAGGTCTAAGGACTTTGTCCTCTTTTGTATGAATCTCAGGTTGATGATTGGGTGGATTGTTCTGATTGGGTGTTTTACCCTATCTGTCTATAGGTGTCTCATTTTTTATTCAGTGTTTTTTACCCTATATCTGAATAAATCCACCCAATCAGAACAATCAGAACAATCTATCCCATATTTCCCTCTATAGTATTCATTATTTTTCCCTTTTTCTTTCATATAATGATTGGGTGATGGTAATAAAGATATATATATAAGAGCAAATTTGGGACAGTTTTGGGACAAAAAAGACCACTAAGACAGATAAGGTAAAACACCCAATCAGAACAATCCACCCAATCTTCAACCTGAGATTCATACAAAATTGGTGCGAAAATCTGCAAACTGAGGTATTGATTATGGCCCGAAAAGGTAATATAATAATGGTGAAGAATAGAAGTTGACCCAGAAAGGAGGTGATACGATGGACGGTCAAGTTGATCCCAAACTCCCGACCCGACAGAAGGAGGTGTTGGAAATCCTCCGACGGGAGCCGGGACTCCGAATCCACGAGATCGTTGCTCGACTCTCGCCTCCGGTGCCCAAGTACTACGTGGCGACGAGACAGCAGCTGGAGGTTCTGCTGCAGAAGGGGCTCGTTCGACGTGATCCTCCGATCCCACGGCGAGGGGGAACGAAGGTGTATTGGTACCCCGCAGATACAGAGCTGAAGGGAGACAGCAATGGCAATCACAGCAGTTGAATACCGGGTGACGACACCTGACGGGACAATCGGGTATTCAGGCTATGTGGACGGTGACGGGATCCTGAGGATCCACCCCCTCCAGGGGCCACGGGGGGTTGACTTCGCAGGAAACGAGTTCTTTTGGGACGAGCTCCCCTCACCGGACCACCTCCCGGAAGGCACGGTCTGCACCGTGTGCAACCCCGGTGGCAGTGGCTGGTACACCAGCTGTTTTGAGGTCCGGGGCAGGGAGTGGGTTCGGGTGAGTACTACGATCCCGTGGCAGCTCGAGGTGTGACCGTGTCCAATTTTCTCAACATGATCCGACAGCAACGTCGCCGATCCCGGACATTTGAGTTCACGGCGAGGACACTCTTGATCATTCTCGCCACCGTCTCGATGGGCGGGTCGGCGATCTACTGGTGGGGAGTACAATCAATGCTGACCGAGAACCGGGTGATTGCGGCAGCCTTCACGGCCATCCTGGTTCTCGCTCCCCCCAGTCTCATCACATTCCTCATCCCGTGGTCCCCCGCCGGGATGCTCCTCCAGAAAGTCAATGCCCGCACCTGGGCCTTCCCGGTCATCATTGCATCTGCCATCTATCTCGTGTACTACTCGTACCAACTCCAGTGGTCCTGGTGGGCAGCACAGCCGGTTGTCGCCGAGACCAACTTGGTCTACCAGCAGGTGTTGATCGGGATTATCGGGTTCATCGTCATTCCCGCCCTGCTGTGGGCTCCAGTCTCGACGGACGAATTAGTCGAACAGGTACGCCAAGCCCACCTGGTGAAGCGGTATGAGTTGCAGACCCAGGCGGACATTGCAATCCTGCGGGCGACACTGCTGAAGGCACAGGAGAAGGCTCTGGTGGGCTTCGCCAACCTCACGGTGGCGGAACGGGAGGAGCTGGCGGCGGTGATGCAGTCGCTGGTGAGCGGGATCGACCGCACACTGAAGGAGATCGGCCACTCGGTCAAGGCCGTCTCCGGTGTGGCACTGCCGTTTGACCATGTTCTTGAGGACAACGAAGACATTCGAGATATTCTCGACTATATCGGTGATTCACTCATCGGTGTTGATGGAGGAGATGAAGATGAAGATGAGCCCAAGACCCGACCCCCATCCGCCCGATCCGGAGTGGTGAAATGAGACCAAGACCCCCTCTCCCACCATCAGTTGAACGAGACCCTCTACTCGAGGTGTCTCCCGTACCTCGGTTCCAGCCTCGTCTCTGGGTGAAGCTTCTGGCTTTGACCCTAGGCTTCGGGTCGTACCTGACGACAGTATGGTTCGTCGAGTGGGTATGGGTCGAGGGTGGGGTCCTTGAGATCTACTTGGTGGCCGGCGTACTCGAGCTACTGTTTATCGGACTCAAGTTGTTCATCTTCGATGGACGTCGTCACTCTGACGTCCTCGGGTGGGTTGCCATCCTGGTCGACTCTCTCATCAACGCTGCAGGGATCATGCCTCGAGCCGACCGGATCCTCTCCTTCCCACCGATTACGGTCATTCTGGGGTTGCTCGGTTTGGGGGGGAGGCCACCGATGGTGGTGACAACCGTTCGTTTGGGTGATGACACCGTTTTTGTCACCCTCGGGGGCTTCATCTTATCGTTGACCCTTGGGGTGATTCTGAGTTGGCTTCCCGTGAGGTTGTGGCGGTCATGATCTGGTGGGAAACGGTCGAGATTCTGTGGTACCTTGCCATTCTCGTGATCGGAGTGTGGTACCTTCTCCCCCGTGTCGTTCGGGTGGGGATCCGATGGGCTCTAGGGGTGATGGGACATTACATTCGGACATCTCTGCTCCCATCCGTTGAGTGGTGTGCATACTGGGTCGTGACCGGGAGGCCCCCGCCTCCGGCCGAACCCACGGGAAGTGAGGGTGTGAGTGTGGGTGAAGGAGAGAGGGTGGAGTCATGGTCCTCAACCCCTCCCCCACCCTCACCGTCTCTCCCCCTTCGGGATCTCATCGACTTGGACAATATCTGGGTCGTGGGCCCCAAAGGCTCTGGCAAGACAACCGTGTTGCTGTATATTACTCAGCATCGTTCCGGTGGTCTACGGGCGATTGACCCCCACGGCTACCCGGGGAAGTGGGGGAGGGCAGAGATTATCGGTGCTGGACGGGAGTATGGCAAGATCGAGACTTCCGTCCGAGACCTGGTGAAGTTGATCGACACTCGGGCTAAGGAGCTTGCCCGAGGACGAGCTTTTGAGGGGGGCTTTTCTCGAGAGACCCTCTTCGGTGATGAATGGAGGTCGTTGGTCCGTGCCGTCCCGACTATCGGGGGAGAATTGGGAACGATCCTCGCCGAAGGTCGGAAGTTCGGGGTGTGCTCAGTTGTTGCTAGTCACACTGACACTGCAGCGAGTATCGGTCTCTACGGTGAGATGGATCTCCGTGACTGCTTTGACGTGATCATCTACCTCGGTGGGGCGGCACGGAGGAAGGGGGGTGATCTTATCCCGATTGACACTGAGTGGCCAGCGTTGGCCGTCTTCCCTCAGCTTGGTCAAGTCTCACCCGTCCGGATCCCGTCACTCCCACCACCCCCTCCCCCAGTCCCTGTCGAGGATGACGTCAAGGATGGAGATGGTGACAAGGAGACGGGAGAAGAAGCCACGGGGGACACACCCATTCGATGTCCACATTGTCAGTCACCCCTTCGAAATCGTCAGCAGAGGGCCGCATCGATTCGTCTGGGGTATTGTCCTAGCTGTAAGACTGAGGTGAAAGATGGGGTTGACAGTTGATCAAGTTGTCTCCCAAGTGGGAGAAGTGTACCGCCCATCAATTCAAGCTTTGTTTCAGGGAGTCTCTCAGAAGGACCTCGAGAACCTTGTCCATCTCAACCCCCGGGCAGACCCTGAGATCGAGCGGATGAACTTTGTCGTTTATCTTCGGTCGAAAGGGTACCTTGTTCGTCAACATGGTCGTGGGCCTACTAGTACGTACCAAATCACCGGTTGGGAACCTCGAGTCGAGGTTCGGGAATCTATTCGATACTGGCCTGATGACCTTCTGAGAGTTCTTGACGAACTCCAATCACTCCCTCGAGTCTTGTCAACCGATTGGGAGACCTTCTATCGAGATCAATCTTCTCGAGACTTTTCGGGACCACTCCCTCACTCAATCTCGTGGCTTGTCGTGTGGTCCTACCTCATTTCACAACGAGAAGCATTCTGGGTTCGAACCTCGACTCTCTCGGCAATCCTGGTCCGTCGGTTTCGAGAGAAGCCTCGATGGGGGGTAGTCTACGTCTCAGGGTCTCTCCAGGATCTTCGAGATCTTGTCATTCGGGTCTCTTCGGTGAGTTTGAGGGCTGTGTCTATTTTCGGTCTGCAGAACCACGAAGCCCAAAAATTCTGTCAACTCTCTCCTGGTGTCGTCATGACTGAGCGGGAAGCCGTTTACGATCTTGATCGAGTATTGTCGAATCTCTCCGAGGTGTTCAACCCTCGAGGGCTTCGCCAACTCCGAGCACGGGAGCGAGAGTGCTTTCTCCGAGACCCCGACGTGGAGTTGTCTCGGAGAGTTGTCGACATCTGGCGAGAATTCAACGAACCCAAACAGCGTCAGCTGGCCGTGGTTCGAGACTACCTTGCTCTCGAGAGTCCCGCCCCGAAAGAGTGGTTCTTGGGTGTCCGAGACAACTTCCCCGTGTCGGTGATCCTTGCTGAGCGTTGGCCTCGAGACCCCACGTATGCATTCGAGATTGTCTCAAAGGGCTTGAACTATACATCGATGCCCGGGGGAAAGCCTGGGATCTCGGATTGGGCTACTGTCAAGGAGTTTGAATGTCTTCGAGACCGAGGAGTCCGGTATCTCAATGCTGGATCAGTTGATGGAGGGACAGATGGTCTTCGAATCCACAAAGGTCGATTCACATTCGGCGAGTGGCAGCGGACACCCCGTGTCATCTCGAAGGAGGCGTTCTATATCCCTCGAGATTTTTGATGACTTCTCTCCCGGTCTCCCCCCTCGATCGTGGTGGTGTCAGCAGGTCCACCTTCGACCGAATTTCTACAACAGTCCCGACATCCTTCGATGTTACGAGATGGCTCGTGATCAAGGGAGTCTCGTCTGGCGTTCTGGAGTCCCTCTCTGTGTTGTTCTTCAGCGATACTCGTCAGCCCCACGATTTCGTCTCTGGGCCCTTCGGGGGACTGCTTCTGACCTTCTCGAGATCGCCGGTGAATACGGGTCTCGGTCAGCTCGTCCGGTCACCATCAATAACATCGATCATGAGACAGCTGAAGAGCTCCTCTACCTCCATCCCCGTGGGTCGTTGAAGGTCTCGGAGGAGATCCTTGTCTCAACCGAGGATATTGCTCGTTCTCCTGATCGGTTCTTCAACTCTCGAGCTCTGACATCTCTTCGTCGGGATCGTCGAGAAATGGTGTATTCCCTCGTTGATCCAGGGTCTCCTGAAGTTGATTCTGTCATCTCTACGTGGAAGTCGTTCCTCGGACATCGTCACTTTCGTCTCTCAATCGTTCGGGACTACGTATCTAATCGTTGGCCCTACGGCTACCACTATCTGGGAATGCGAGGTGGAGTCCCGGTGTGTACCCAGATCATCTTCCCACACCCGGGAGCCCCCGGACACGGGGTCCAGGCGGTCGAGAAGTCGTTGAACTATTCACAGATGCCCGGGGGTCGTCCGGGGACTTCTGATGCCAACCTCCTCTTGGTCTGTGAAGATCTTGCCTCTCGAGGGATCCAATATCTCAATCTTGGGACGTACGATGGAGGAGCTCCTGGGCTTGGGGCTCGGAAGCGTCGATTTGTCCACGAGGTCATCCATTCGTACGTCTTTACCACGGCCTACGGGGGGAAGCATGAGGATCGGGATTGACTGTGACTCAACGTTGTCGAACCTTCTCGACGTGTGGTTGTCGAAGTACAATCGAGACTACGATGACAACATCACTCCCGAGAAGATTCTAACGTACGAGATCCACCGGTATGTTCGATGCGGAGAGAAGATCTACGACTATCTCACTCCCCGCCTCTTTCGGTCCACTCGACCTCTGCCCTGGGCAGTGGATGCCGTCCTTGCCCTCCATCTTCTCGGATTCAACCCTACCATCATCACCCGTGTTTGGCCGGGGACGTACGATGCAAAGATGAAGTGGCTGTCGACATATTTCCCCCAGTGTCCCGTCGTGTGTACAGAAGCCAAGGAATTGGTGGCTGTCGACTACTGGATTGATGACTGTCCGGATGTTTTGTCAAAAGTCCCTTGGGAACGGGCCGTTTGCTTCACCAACGAGGATCGGTACGGGTACACGTGGTCCTGGCGGGGAGCTCGTCTTCGATCTTGGCGTAGCCTTCCGGTCCTATTTCTCGGGCTCAAGATCGGTCCCGTTGAGCGTCTTACCTGGCCTGATTGGGACGAGGATACCTATCGAACAGCCCCTCCCAGCTATCTTGTCTACCGAGGTGAGGGAGGTGAGGGAGGTGAAGGATGACAATTGGGACTCTCCTCCCCAGAGACTTTGATGACTTTGTCTACGATTGGGGGCGTACATACTCGATTTTCTTCTCTCAACCCTTGACCCTCGTTGTTCCCGGGGTCGGGAAGGGGACGTTCGGGAGTGGGTTAGGGGGGTTTTCTCCATCGATCTTCTCCCGTGGGATGAAGTGCATTGCCTGTGGACGTTGTTGTTACGGTCGAGAACGTGTATGGACCTGGTTTGTCGATCCCGATGTGACTCCCCCGGAGGACACCTCTGCCTTTACCATCTTCGTCAACGGTGCCCCCGTGCCCCTGTGGGTACACGTCAACCGTGGAGACCCTCGGATAGACGGTTGTGACTATCTCATCAACAAGGGCAGTCTTTCTCTTGACGGGGTCACTCCATCACAGGGGTTCTGTCGACTCTGGGCGGAGGGACGGGACCTGCCTACCCATTGTCGTCAGCTCCCAGACTATGCAGTATACCCGGTCCGTGGGACTCCCCTCCTCTCTCGACGTCTCCCTCCCAGGAACTGGCGAGCACCCAAATGTCCCATCGATGTTGCATCACTCCCCCTCGACCAAGAGACGATCGAGAAGGATCGATACGTGTGGCATCGATGGCTAGTTGGCCTTCGGGGGCTCCCGGGGTGTCACATCGAGGAGATCTACGAGTTGTGGGAGAAGCTTCTCCATACCCCTCCTCGGACCCCCGTCCTCTTTTCTGAGTTTGTGTGAAGTCTGCTAGTCTCCCCTATCCAAGGTAGGGGTAGAACAGCAGACTTCACCCATCCCCGTGGGGGTTGCGATGAAGTCTGCTAGTCTCCCCTATCCAAGGTAGGGGTAGAACAGCAGACTTCAGTTGTGGTGAAAATTGGGTGAAATCACTCGAAATTGGCTCTTGATTTTGCCCGAGAACGGTATTATAATGTAATTGTAAGAGAACAATCCAACAATTCACGGGAGGACAGCTATGGCACACCAAGGATTCGGCGAACGGTTCTACTCACGAGGCCAGAGCATGTGGCACGGGCTGGGAATCGTCAACGATCGGGACCAAACGGCGGTCGAGACACTCGAGATGATCGGAGGCTACGAGGTCACAATCGAGCCACTGTACACCTCAAGCGGCATCCCGGTCAACCTCGGGGCGATTGTCCGACACCCCACCCACGATGATCCAGAGCCCAAGATTCTGGGGACATGCTCCCCTGACTACCCCTTGATAACTCCCAGAGAGGCTGCAGAGATCTGGGACGAAGTTGTCAAAGCCCCCGTCGAGACCATGGGGGCACTGTTCGATGGGGCTACCCTCTACATTACCACTAAGCTCCCCACCATTGACGTCCGGGGGGACGAGGTGAGGAACTTTCTCCTCTTCGTGTCCCCGATGACAGGGACGGAAGCTCTTCGAGCTCGGAACGTGTCTGAGAGGGTTGTCTGTGCAAACACCCTGCGGATGGCCGAGGCTACCGCAGGAGAGTCGTACCGAGTGGTCCATGACCGACATGCTCGGCTCAAGATTCGGGCGGCTCTCGAAGGATTGTACAATCGGGCAGTCAACCGAGTCGGTCGGTTTACGGAGATCTTCACCCTCATGGCTGACCATCGAGTCACGCCAGAAGAGGTCAATTACGTGATTGACACCGTCTACACGATTGAACCGGCCCCACAGGTGGAGCACTTGCCTCCCGAGATTGCCGAGCGGAGGATGGGTGCCTGGGAACTCAATGCAAGTTGGACGACACGACGTCGACAGGCCGTGCGGGAGATCTTCAGCGGTGCTGGAGTTGGCTCAGATACTCCGGCCTACGCTGGGACTGCTTGGGGGCTCTACAACGCCATCCAGGAGGCCGAGCAGTACCTTGGCCGGCCACGGGGGGTGAAGACGGTCGTCCAGGACATGATCTCTGGCTACCGAGGACGGATCATGGAGAGAGGGTTCGAGGTTGTTGCTGCAGTTGTGACCGGAGGTAAGCGATGAAGTCTGCTAGTCTCCCCTATCCAAGGTAGGGGTAGAACAGCAGACTTCACCCAAAAATTGACCGGAGGTAAGCGATGAAACTCCAAGTTGTCTTATCGGACGGGACGGACTATACGTGGGTCCCCGGAGAAAGGGCTCGAGGGGGATGGCTCAAGAAGGACGGGATTCGGGTGGCTTGGTGCTGGGGTCTTCTTGATGCACTGAGACTTCTCCTCGATGATGAGGTTGACACCCCGATCGAGTCAATCGAGTTGACCGTCGGGGATCGAGTCACCGTCTGGAGGGACGGAGACGATGACCTCGAGGGTCTCCCTTCGTCCCTCCGACGACAGGCTACCCTGAACCACTTTTTATCCCGACTTCTCTCGTGAGTCTGGAGGGTCTTGGAAGAGACGTCGGTGAAGGCCGAGTCTCTCCAAGACCGATGCCTGTGAATTGAGGAGAGAGATCAGTGTCCGTTGCTGGGACTCAAGAAGTTCCTCGACTCTTGCTAGAGTGATCGCTACTCGTTCTAGCTTGTCAGCGATCTTTTCCCACGCCTGGAGCTGCTTCTCAGTCAAGCTGTATGCAAATCGAGTTCCTTCAGCTCGTGAAGTCTCTGCCTGGTCTGCTCGACGGTCCCACGAGTCAAGTAGTCTCGGGATTAGATCTCGAATAGCGATGTATAGGATGAAGATCAGCCACCCTCCCTCCCGGAGGAGGGTCGAGTAGTCAAGTCCGTCCATCGTAAGTGTCTCCATTGTTCGACTGATGAGAGGACCCAAGATCGTGTCACAGCCCTCCCTGGGCAGGTTTTTGGTGAGAAGTCCCGGTGGAAGTAGAGCTTCGAATCGAGCTGGAGAGACAGCTTCTGCTCAAGTCCGATCAACACAGCACAGGTGTGGTCGAGAACTCTCCCACTGGGCCGTTGGTGGTCATAGTCCCCGACCATTTCAACTCCGATCGAATACCAACCACGGGAGAGAGAACCGTTCCCCGCCCCAGCATGGATACCGACCCGATTCATCGGGGTGAAGAGCCAAATCCCGTCCGGGGCACAGAAGAGATGGGGACCGGCCGTCCATCCCTTTCCCCCGTAGTACCTCTGTATGGCTCGAAGGGTCCTTGACCCTCTCCACTGTTCCACAGTCGGTCGCCAGGTGTGATGGAGGACGATCCGATCGGGTCGGATGGGCCCGAATGAGTATGATCGAATGTACTCGATCCATTCAGGGATCGAGAGGCAGTCTCCGAGAATGTGTGGAATCATGTTGTCCCCGTTCCTCTCGCTTCTTGAACATTCTCCTTGATCGAGGTGATCAGTGACAGAATCGCCGGGCCAGCACCCACGGTGACCAGGGTTTCGAACAAGAGATCTCGGATCTCTGGGAGTCGGTCAACTCCAAGGTAGGTCAGTGAGAAGATCATAAAGTGGCCGATGAGGAAGGGGAGGACGTTGGTGAAGTACCATTCTCCCAATCGAGAGAAGTCGAAGGTCCTCGTCCGAAGAGCTGCGATGACTCCGGTGATAAGATCGATGATAACAAGCCAGAAGATGGCTTGTGTTCGGATGTCAGTTGCGAAGTCCTGGAGCATGGCCATGTGAGTCTCCTTTCGTTTACGTCGTTTACGGTACACCGATAATCGGTAGAATAATCCGGTATCGATATCGGATCGGGAGAGGTGGGCTGCAGACAAGCTGGGCTGTGCATGCTACATCCCCCGGTAGGAAGGCGTAGTGGATGTCAACCCACCCCTGGGGTGGCCACAGTCGACACTCGGCCCCACGGGTTGAATAGAGAAGCCACCCCGAGACCCCGTCCCGTGATCTCCACACGGTTGACTCAACTGAAACACAGATTTCTACCCGCCCGTCATCAACCCACTTGACTGTCGGAGCTACTTGTCCGTTAGCATCAGCGATCGGGTAAGCCCCTACGGTCGGGGTGGGGAGAGGCTCTCGAGTCGGGATCGGAGTCTCCGTGGCTCTCCCGGTCAAGACCCCACGATTAGGGCCTCCTTGGGACGGGACGACTGGAACGATGATTCCGACGATCAGCAGTGACGGGATGAGTAGACGTAGTATCATTGATAGACCTTTCGATAACCTCAAGCTCATGGAGGAGTAACATGATAGCAAACGCGAGTCCTGGGAGAGGGATGCTGACAAGGATGCTCAAAAGGAACAAAACCCAGTCGAATTGTGATAAAAAGGCTGAGCTACTCTGGAACACCCCCGGAACACGGAGGCTGTAGTCGGCAAGGATGTTGAGGACGATTGCTGTGGCAACTCCGATCCGAGCAACCCACTGGCTGTACTTCTGGAGATGTCGAGGGACACGAAGGGTGACCACCGTAAGGTAGGCCAATTCGATCCCGATTGCAGCAAGCCAGCCTGCGACCTGCCCCCGTGTGGTTGAAACGATGGCGTAGACTCCCAAAGCTGACGGGATGGAGAGGAGGACGACAGCAAGAATGGCGAGTAGTTTTCGGTTCATGGATACACTCCTGGTATTCTAGCTATTGCTATATGGACGTGGAACTCTGTTGGTAGGGTTGATGTAGGAGACCCCCGAGTATGGAAGACTCGAACATCCAAGGTATCCCCCCGGTTACATCGGACCATTGCAGCCCCGGCAATCTGTAGAGTGATGGTTGATGTCGAATAGACGGCTCTGTGGGTAAGATCCGAAGTTCGAACCCCGGTTCGGAAGAGAGATAGGATTGCACCTGTCCCTGTTCCCCAAGAGGCCACGTCGAATAGGACGCCTGTTGTTACGAGGTACATCCCCTGAATAGGACACGTATACCTCCAGTCGGGGCCCGTTGTGACAGCATTGTGGCTGTCATGGCCAACAGTGTTGAAGTTTACCGGGGTGAACGTTTGATTAGGGATGCTCTGAGCAACCGTCTGGTAGTATCGGGCCCCGACATAGATCGGGATCTCCGGTGGCTGCTGTGATCGAAGGACTGCCCAAACTCGGTCGAATTCTTGTGAGATCTGTGCAAGGAGGTCGGGTGTCATATCTGGTCTACCTTGACTCGAAGGGTGTCAGAAACGACTCCCTGATGAACCGTTACCGATAGGGTATTTAGTCGAGCGTAGAAGATGCGGTCGAAGTCCTCGATTCGAACGTAGTCTCCGTAGTCAAAGTCTACTCCCCGGACGAACCCCGGAGCGGAGATGATGGTCCCGGTATACGTGACCTTAGGGACACCCTCACGGACCAGGGCAGCTGCTCGCTGGTTCAACGTTGATTGATCTGTGATGTTCGAATCTTCAGTAAAAGCTTCAATTCGACCGAAGGGGGATCGCTCGAGACGTCGTCGGTCGATAGCAGTCCCGATCAATCGGAGGACTCCCTCTCCTGCTCCTCCAACGGCCCCGAAGGTGACTTCGTCGATTTCATCGATGACCAATTCGGCATCGATGATATTCCCCATTGCCCTACTCAGTGGACGTCCTGCTCGACGGTCTCTCCCCCGCTGTGACGGGAAGACATCGAAGATGAGACGACCACCGGATGAGTACACCTCGGCGAAGAGGGGTTGACCGTTTGCAGCAGATGCATCACAGATCTCTTTGATGACTTGACTCAACCTTCTCCGTGTCCGGCTGAGGGACACATTCGGGCCTGCACCGGAATTCCCAGCAATGCTCAGAAGGGAGGAAATGTCCACTCCGGTGTCATCTCCATCCCGATCTGGAGGGGAGACTCCCCCTCCAAGGTTCTCTCGGACAAAGTCCTTGATAACATCAGATGCCCTCCCTGTCTTCTGGGTGAACGGAGTCCCAGCACTGTAGAGGACGAATCGACTGTCAAGGAGGGCATTGACGTGGACTCCTCGAATTCTGGCTCCATTTGACGTTATTCGTCGCCATCGGATGAGGAATTCAGCATCAGCTTCAAGGGTTTCAGGCCCACCGTCAACTGAACGGTAGACAGCTATTCGGTAGTCTTTCCTGAGCTGGTTGAAGAGATCAAGATCGATGATCCCGACCTCACAGGTTCCCGTGACCCCTGTCCCGACCAATCCCAGACCGACGTTCAATGACAGAGCTGGACCGTCCACATCAGCTAGCTGGATGACCCCTCGAGGGAGGACACGACCGTTCCAGTCGAGAATCCGTACTTCGTACTCTACTGCCATATCGCTCCTCCCAAGTGACTGTGTTCAATTGACCACCACGCCGTCCAAGACACCGGGAACCCTGAGACCTCACGTGCAAGGACTTCGATGGTGTTCTCCCCCGGGACAATCGTTACAAGGGATCCAGAGAGGATCTTGTCGGATTGATCCCCCCGACGAGAGCTTACTACTCGAGGGATCCCCGACTGAAAGTCAATGATGACCGTTTCATCCCGAAGGGTGAAGTCGTCAAAGTAAAGTGTCTCACCGGTTCGAAGGTTTCGGATGTAGTATAGACAAGGCCAAGCTTCATAGTCAAGCCCAAACGTCCATCCCCCGACCGTAACACGGAACACGGGAAATGTGGGAGCCGTTCCGGGGTAGGTGAATGTGGCACGGTTGGGCATCGACCCGGGGATGTTGTATTCTCGTCCAACGAAGACTCTTCCTCCTGGACGAGCACAGACAGTAGCCACGTTCAAGTTGGCTGACATGTCTTCAACAATCCCGAAGGGGACCCAAGAAGACCCCTGGATCCACCCCACACGGGAGGGGTAGGACCGGCATCGACCGTAACCAGTTCGAGATGTTCCGGCTACAACAATCATCCCGTTGTCTACTTGGTGTGCCTGTCTCCCGACACCAGATCGGATCGGTCCTCCTTCATCGAGAGCATCACTGATGGCTTGCCATTGATACCCGTTCCATACCGCTGCCCCCCGTGTGTTCGGGACTCCCCCGGCATCGGCAAAGCTCCCGAGGACTAAAAGGTTCCCTGACGGGAGCTCGTAGAAATCAGCTGCCCATTCAAGAGGAGAGTCAAACCCACTGCCCATCTGGTTCCACCCGGAAGATCCTGGAGCCATGTTGTACCAGCCGATTCGGGTGAAGATGTTGGTTACCTCACCGGATGCGTAGAGACGGTCATTCTTCTCATCGAAATAGACAGAGACAACTGGCCCGTTGGGACTGATAGTCCCGACTGGAGCTGGAGGGGATCCCAGCTGGAACTGGGCCAGGTATGGGAACGGTTGGGTGAACTCTCCTCCGACAAAGAATGTTCCTCGAAGGCTATCCCAAGCAACCGAAGTGATCTCACCGTTGAATGGGGTCCCCGAAGTTGCGTCGATCCAGGAATCGGTACTTCGACGATAGTAGGCGACGTGGTCACGGTTGGGTGACCCTCCAGCATCTAAGAAATTCCCGACAACGATGATGTCTCCGTTTGGGAGACATAGAAGGTCGTTGATGTACCCTCCTGACGGAAAGTGAGTCCCACTCCCGATGGCGGTGAACGACCCTCCTCGAGGGGGAAAACGAACGAGTGCCCGAATCGGGTTTCCTGCAACACTGCTGAATGCTCCCCCCAGGACGAGGCTCTGGTCGAACTCATCCCAGCGGATTTTTCTAACAGGGCCGTTTGGCCCAACTGAGGGGGGAGATCCCTGGAAACTCAACCGTCTCCGGTCAAGGTTGAAGTTGTAGAAGAACCCAGGGTTTGAGACTGTGGATGTCGATGCTGACCGGAATAGCCCTTGAGACCCTGTTTTGAACCGGGGGTCTGGCTGGATGAACTGGAGGGTCACCGTTTCGGAGACCGGATTTGACTGGTTCCCTTCGAGCCCTCCGGCATATAGGCAGAAGATTTCGATCCGATCCCCGACAACCTCTCCCTGGTCCCCCCGTGGTTCGAATACAAGACGACACCAAGGGTCTCGCCAGTCTCTCGGAGCAAGGAGATTGATCAATCGAGATTTCAACTGTTGGAGCTCAGTGGTACTCCCGCCGTGGAGTCGGCACACGAGGGAAAACGATCGAGGTTTGAGTGATGTTGACGAGTAGTGTGCCCCCGGGAGACTCGACTTGTCCGAGAGTCGATGTTGGTAGATTGGGGTATCTAGACCGACCTGAGACAAAACCGTCAACCCAAGGGATGTAAGGTCGACAAGGACTCCCCCGGTTCGACAAGTTTCGAGTCGATGTGAAGGACTTTCGTGGGGGGTCCCCTCCCAGAAGTATTCTTGAGATGTTGCCGGAGAGAACTGGTCTCCGTCGATGTAGGTGGACGGTCCCGGGAGGAGTCTGCAACGTTCAAATTGGAGACCATCGACAAAGAATGGTGGTGAGGAGGAGGTCAGACACCGGACTAGAAGTCGACGAGTAAGGCTGTCATCTAACTCACGTCGAACGAGTGAGAGGTATTGCCATCGTCCGGTTCCGGTGACAACTGTCTCCGTTATGGGGTTGTTCGACGTATCGGTGATTGCGAGAGCATACCGATGACCCGTGGAACCCAAGAGCCAGCAGCTTGCTGCCCAGGTAGCGGCGAAGGTAAAGAGCCCTGTCGTTGTTCCATAGATCAGCCCATGTCCCGTGGTTCCGGCAGTCACACGGATCGAATACGCTCCGAACCGTGAATGGTCGGTAACACGAGCAAGGGTTGACCCACCGAACCCGGAAAAGTTGTTCAGAGAAAGTTCTGCCGACGGGTTGTTTACCAAGTTTTCTCGATATTCTGGGACGGCAATGAACCACACTCCGGGTTGGACAAATGCTCCCTGTTTAGGACTTTCAGGGACGGAAGGAATGATCATCAATAGCCTCCTGCGAGAGAAAGTCGGATTACGTCAAATGACACGTCAACCGGTGGAGCCCCTCCCATGTAGGTCGGGGCATAGGTGTAGGTATACGAAACGTTCGACGTATACGACCGCTCAACACTTGACGACCTGGCCGACTCGATCGTGACCCTCTGAAATGCCCGAGAGATTACTGCTTGGCTCTGTAAGATCCCTTGAGCAATCCCTTCCGCCAAGGGAACCCCCAAGATTTGAGCGGTGTACCGTGATGGCGACTGGATCCCCAATCGAGCTTTTGCTTCATCGAGGGCCCCTTGGAGAGCAGATCGAACTTGTTCGGCCAGCCATGCTGCAGCATTCCGTACCCCTCCGGCGACCCCCTCGATAAGACGACGACCCATGGCCATGGATTCTCGAACGAGACCATCCCAGACCTGCTTGACGGCCTCGGTCGCAGCTCGGAAGGCGGACTCAACCACGGGGCGAAGACTGGTGAGTGCTGATTGGATCCGTGACACGACCTCCCGTGTCGCTGAGACGATAGCATCCCAGGCCCCACGCCAATCTCCCTGGATCGCTCGGAGGACAGCTGTCAAGACCCCCTGGATCAACGTCAGGGCCGCGAGAATGACGTTAGAGATGACATCCCAGGCGGTGCGTATGATCGTTGTGATCTCCCCCTGGTTCGACTGAATGAAAGACGAGACTGCTCCAAGAACCGATGTAACAACCGTTTGGACAATTTGAAGCGTCAAGGTAACGATCTGTGCAATTAGTTGCCAGGCAGCTACCAACGTTTGTGAGATTTCCGCCCCATGTTGTCGAATGAAATTTCCGATGAAGGTAAAGACCGCTTGGAGGTAGTCCGACACTGCTTGAGAAACAGCTCGAACCGTTGATGAGGCTTGTGAGACAATCCCTGCCCAACTCCGATGTGAGTCTTCAGCATTCTTGAACACCTGGATCGTGTTCCGGATCCAAGCGATCATCTGGCCCAGAACACCAACTACAGCTTGAACCGGTCCGGGGAGGTTGGATAGAGATTGATGGACCTGTGCTCCCCCGGTGGCCATTCCGATGAAGTATGAGACGATCTCACCAGCAGATTTGATGACCACCCCCAACACGGGGTGGAGGGAGGAGGCACTGTCAATTAGGGCTTGAAGGGGGTCCTGGGCCGTGGCAATCCCCTCAGCAAGTTCGAGGACTCGCTTCGCGAATACTCCGATCGAAGACCCAATCTGGGTGACAATCGCCAGGAAAGCAGGACTGCCCAAGAGGTCAACAAGCTGGACAAGGTACGGCTGGATCACCCGTAGGGCTGGAGTAAAGGCTTCTCGAAGGGCCCGATTGGCAAGGTCACTGATCGAACTGGTCAATCCTTGGAGGGTTTCCGCCGAAGCTTCTGCAGCTCCCTGGAAATCGAACCCCAGTCCCTTAGCAACAGCTTGAATGGTAAACTCTGCTGGGACCAGACCTTTTGAGACCAGTTCTTGTGCTTTCTGTGTATTCGTGCCCAGAGCTTGGGCAAGGTAGTCCCAGGCGGAGACACCTGCTTCGACCAGTTGGAGCATCTCTTCTCCGGTCGTTTTGCCCTTGGTATTCATTTGACCGAGGGCGAGCATCACTCGCTCAATTGCTGATCCTGATTGTCCCGTGGCCGATCCCCAGTCAACCGTTCGAGAAATGAGCTCTTTCAACTGGTCAGAAGTGAACCCCAATGCAGCTCCCAGTCGATAGGCTCCGGCGATGTCTTCTACCTCGTACGGAGACACGATTGCCAGCCGCTCGAGCCACCGGATATTCTCCTGTGCAACCGGGACCGCCAACTTCATCGCCTCCGCCATGTCCTTGGCGGTCCCGGCTCTGAGGATTTCTCGTGCAGTTAGGGCTTCAAGTGACTTCGAGAGGGTCTCGTAGGACTTGACGGCCTCGAAGCCACTTCGACTGAGGCCAACGAACGACGAGGCTGCTGATCCGAGAAGGTTGACACTGAGAGCCCCAACTTGACGAAAGGCTCCGATTGCAATCTCTCGAAATCCGTTGATCTTCGGTGACTGCTGGGAGACAGTGTCACCAAACCCCCGGACGGCCTCAGTCCCTTTCCTGAGGTTCGAGAGGTAGTCCGAGAGACCCTGGACGACGAGTTCTACACCGACTTTAGGTAGTGCCATGTGACAAACTCTGGATCATCTGGTGAGCCCGATAGACGGCGATGAGATACTCTTGTTCTTCAACCGGGAGCTCTTCGAACTCTGAGAGCTTGTACCCCCACCACTGTGCTGCCAGGGCCCACTCGAGTGTGAACGACATCCTCAGTATTGGGCCTCGACGACTTGGACGGAGACGTTGTCCGTCAAGTGTTAGATTGAAATCGGTCCACCATTGCTTCGATCCGGTCATTCGATGGCTGTGAGATCCCCAAGATTGCTGATACAACTGCCTGGATGTCTCGGGGGCTTATCATACACACATGCTCAACGTAGACCTGATGATCCGTATACGGCTTCCCGTCTTCTGTCATGAGATCTTCCGGACTCAGTGCCTCCCGAAGAGCTCGAACTGCCTCCTGGTCGACATCAGCAACAATCCCGTAGTCGACCAGGAACCTCATCGTTGCGATTGCTTGTTGTGTCTGGAGTCCCGTTTCCCATTCTTGAAGCCGTGCTCGATAGTCGGGGTCATTGACGTTGGGCTCCAGAACCTGCTCTGACTCTCCCACGACCACGGGGACCATCGGGGGACGAGGACGTGGGTGTTCTCGTTGGTATTGACGACTAACTCGAGCTACGATTTGTTCAATGGTCCGGGGACCGACTCGACGTAGGCGAACGGTAATCCCACTATCGGGGAACGTGAATGGCTCAAGCTCAGAAACTCGTCTTCCAGATGTCATTCGACCCTCCTCATCTGAAGTCTGCTTATCTAGCCTACCTAAGGTAGGGGTAGACAGGCAGACTTCAAATCACATTCGCAGAGCCAATATAGAGACGACCATCGACTCCAACTGCACTGAGACCTCCGACTGCAAGATAGTTCGCTGCTGTCACCTCCGGGACTCCCCGTGGGGCCGCCAGGCGGGTGCCTCGAGAGAAGGTCGGGAAGTTCAAGATTCGAGGGTTCCCTTCGATGTTTGATGCACTCCAGTCGGCTCCACCGTTGAACGTAGTCCAGAGACGGGCTGTAGTCAGGTTCGGTGCTCGAGCAAGGAGGTATCCCACTTCGTCAGTCGCGAAGAGGATGTCATCTACCGCTTGGATCGACGGGAGAGTCAGGAGGTTCCACGATTGACCTCCCTGTCCCGTCCACCAGACACCCCCGGTCCCAGACCCGATCCAGTAGAGGAACTGGTCAAGGACTTGGACAGCAGTGAGGGTTCCGCTTGTCGGTGAGAATGTCGTTGTCCAGGTACTCCCTCGGTCCATGGATCGCAAGATTGTCCCACTCTCCCCCACAGCAACCAAGGTTGAGCCAAAGCCGTCGATCCGTGTCAGGTTCGCAGTCGTTGCACTTCCTGAATGGATCGGAGTCACACCAAATGGGATGTTCCGAGATCGGTAGACGTACCCTCCACGGGCTGAGAAGTAGACTTCGTTTGGCCCCGCCACGAAGATATCCGTCGGGGGACGACCTCCAACAAACCCTGCAGAAACAAAGGCCCAACTGGTTGGTGCTCCTGTCCAACGGTTGATCTCTGAATACCAGTACCCGTTGTTGACAGTATCAATAACGACGACAAAGTTCCCGACGATGTCAATCCCGGTCGGGGTCACCGTCCCACTCAAGCCCGTGATATTCACGTTGTTGAAGGTTGTCCCATCAACGGTCCACACGACTTCTGCAGGAGTCCCGGGAGACCCAGACCCAGATGAAGCTGTCAGGGCATATAGACGAGTTGTCCCATCGGAGGGAGTTCCACAGCTTGAACAGGCAACACCTGGTGCAAAGGCCACATCAACAACCTCCCGTTCAACCGCTGCCTCTGCAACTTCTCGGAACGAAAGTCCTCCGATGTCATAGATTGCTGAGAACGAGAACTCAACATCATCCATCAGAGGGTTGTCATCAACTCGAGTCGATCGAGACTTGCTCGACCGAGCCCCAGCAAGCCCTTTGCTGTAGATCGTAAGGAAGTCGGACCAACCGTAGAGGAAGTCCCCTGCAACACCACAGCCCAACGCTTGTTCGTAGAAATTCACCGGACAGCTGAGATCTCCGACAATCCACGAAATCCCTCCTCGACGTCGAGCAAAAGAGATTGTCGCTTTCGGGATTTCGGGAGGTGAGATCTGTTGTGCGATCAGCTGGTACCTATCTCGAGCTAATGGGTCAACCCACCACACGGGGGTGAAGGAGCCCCTCTGAGCATTGGTAACGTCCCCGAACATGATAAACTGTTCGTTGACCCCACCGTACCTCACGGGAGCATCAGGCCGAGGTCCTCCACGTTGGGTGTACGCCCTCAGCTGACGTTGCATTATGATTTCATCGGCTTCAGGATTGTTGGGCATGTCAGTCTCCTTACACGAGGATTGATGATGTACGTCTCAACGATTCGACCTTCTCCCAGGCGGCCACGTGTCCCCGACGTGTCCCGAACGGGTTTTGCAGAGTTTTTGTTGAGGTTGCAAACTGTGCATCTGCTCCCGTGGTCCGGGCTAGGTCGAACTGCCAGTGGTACAGAATCCGATTGGCTTCGTCACACCCACAGATTGGGCGGGCCATTTCTGCGATGGCCAAGAGGATCACAGCCTCTCGGAGAGACGAAGCTACTCGACCGTGAGAATCTCGAGGGAAGCCAGCAAGGTATCGGATGAATACCCGATCGGGCTCAGGTTTCCCCAGCAGGGATGCCCACCGACTTGACTCAGCATCGTACCTTGCAGGAGCCACGGTAACCACCCCGTCGACAGGGTCGTGGATCCCAACTCGAATCTGCTCGGCGAACACCCCGACCGGGTCGGAGCCCGGAGCTGGTCGAGAGTCCCAGAATACGGTCCCTTGACGATCAGGGTCGATCCATCGTCGGTAGACATCGACGGTGACCGGGAAAATTGATGGGTCCCCGGGGTCAAGAGACGGGGGTAAAACACCTTGGTACCTTCTGGGCTTGACCGCAAGCCATCGTCGAAATGAGATAATCACCCCGTTCCCTGAAGAGTGGACGGTCTTGGGACGAATCTCCCACATCTTCAGGGGTTGTGATGAGTCATACCTCTCACTTTCAGAAAAGACGATACAGAGTTCGGATGGAGAGACCGATGTTGTGATCGGACCGACAACCCCAGTATCGAGATACCCATCACCGTCTTGATCTTCCCAGTAGATTGAGACACCCTCAACCACCGGGGTGAAGGTCTCTTGACCAACCGCTTGGACGTACCCTTCAGGGAGTTGGAGAGACCTCCAGCGACCATCCACCCCCACCGACCCGTGGGGCCGGAGGCGACGGTCTCGAAGACGAGGCCACGGGAGGGTGACTTCTCGATATCTGGGAGCAACAGAAAATCCGAGGTAGTCTTCAAGCTTCTCTTCTGCTGAAGAGATTGCTCGAAGAATCTCTGTCCGACCCAACAGTCGACTCCCGGGAGATTGATAGCTGAATTGGAATACTCGAGGGTCACAAGCCGATGTCACTCGAAGAGCTTCTTGGTCGGAGAGCCCCCAGAAGTGGAACGGGTTCCAGTCGAGGAACTCTCGAAACTCTTCCAGTGTGACAAGAGTGGGGGATGTCATCTCATCACTCTCCGAGAAAGGAGCTCATCAAGAATGATCGAACCTGCAGAGATAGCAAGAATGTCCTGTAGATCACGATCAGCATTGAGCACTCCACTCACCCATACCGAGACACACCAGTGGCAGACAATCCCACGGCCTAACCATGTCTTCTGAGACTCGCCTCCCAAGGCCCGACGAATAGACGAGAAGATACCGAAAGGCCCCTCCTCGTCGGTGATCATCGATGTCAGCCTCCAAGTCGCGAGAACTCGAATCAGGAAGTTAGCCATTTGAGTACCTCACGTTTCAATCCACGCCCCTGAGAGGGCGACCCCCTTTGTAGATATTATAAAAGAGTTTCGAGGTGGGGTCAAAGCCCAATTTACCCTCACCTCCCCCGGATCATTACAAATTGTCCCGTACGAAGGAGACCGTCCACGTCTCGGGGATCAACTTGGACGATTCGAGAACTCTCTTCTCGTCCAGCACGGTACGACCGACGAGATATGGGACCACGGAAGACGACTGGAGCAAATTGGTCCCCGACGTACTCTAAGAGGACCGGATCTGCCTCCCAAAACCCAGACCTGGATGTCTGAGTCCCCTGAGACTGTATCTCGGACAGTGCCATCCGGGCTCGGGAAACAGCTCGGTCTCCGCCTGAACCACATGAACACGGCATATTCCCCTCGGAAACCTTTGACGAATATCGTTCTTCTAAGATCTTGAATTCAATCGGGGTCGTCCCGGATTCGGGTCGACGAGTTCCCGTATGGAGACGGTATGTCAAGAGAGGCTCTGGAATTCGATGCCCACAGACCCCGTGGACGGCCAGTCGGAGGTAGAATTCCCAATCTTCCAGTTTGTCAAGGTCTTCATCGAATCCCCCGACTGCAAGGGCGTCTTCTCGAGCAACAAGGCATGTTACCGAATGACGTCCTGGAGACCCGAGCCGATACCCGCTCGACAAAAACAGGTTTCGATCATAGTCAGCTGCTGGATGGTAGATCATCTCTCCATCCAATCTCTTGGGATCTCGAGGGGATTGACAATCACTGTAGACATACCCCTGATGCTCAACGTACACCTGCAAGAATCGTTCAAGAGCTCGAGGGTGGAGGATGTCATCTGCATCAAGGAACACGAGGAGGGGGGCTCGAGCACGTTTGATACCCACATTCCGTGCCTTCCCTGCTCCCCGTGGGGGGTTGTCTAAGACCACAACGTCAGCCCAGGCGTAGTTGACCAGGACCGAGGTTGCTAACGGATCTCCGTCGACAACCACGATGGCTTCCCACTGCTGAAGAGTCTGGGCTAAGAGGCTATCTAGACAATCAACCAGGTACCTCCCGTGTCCGGGGCCGACCGGGATGATCACCGAAACTGCCGGTTCTTGAAGGTGACGGATCGGCCAGGGACGATTGGAGAGTCGGGGAGCCCCGAACGGGACCAGAGCACGAGGGATTCGACTGGGGTCGGCCAGCTTTTCTCCTTCCCGAGCATTGCTTGCACCGGTCCTCCAGGGGTACCATGCCGTCCAATCTCCATCAGCATCGGGGAAGGAGGCACGTTCGACCTGTGACTTGCTGTCTCCTCGTAGACGGTAGATCAGTGTCGTTGACTCCGTCCCTCGAGCAGCCCGGAGTCCGTACGATGTGGCTCGACACCACAGGCTTGCATCCTCTGCTCGCCAATCCCTCTCCCGATACCCCCCGGTCCGGAGGAATGCCTCACGACGCCACAATGCAGCATACGGGAGTTGGTTGAGGTGACTCATCTGTTGTACCCAGTCGAAGTCCCTTGGCCAAAAAGAGGGTCGTCGGGACGAGAGGGTCTCATCCGTGAGTTCAATCCCCCCGTAGGTGATGTGGAGATTTCGATGTCGATCAAGTACGTCGACCAAACGCTGGAGGGCAAATCTCTCGAGAAGGTCGTCAGCATCTAGGAACATCAGGTACTCACCGTGGGCTAGGCAAGCCCCGAAGTTCCGTGCCAGTGAAAGTCCAACATTCCGAGGGAGTCGATAGACGGTGATGTCACCTCGACGTTCAAGGGCTGACAACACTTCAAGAGAGTCTTCGTCCGTTGAAGCATCATCGACAACGACCAACTCAATCCCCCGAGGATCTGAGAATTCTTGTTCGAGGACCGATGACACTGCATCTCCCAGGAACCGACCAAGGTTGTAGTTGGTAATGACTACTGAGACTTTCGGGACATGTCTGTGTTGTGACAACGTTTCAAGGAGCTGAGAGTAAGCCTCAATCTTGTCTTCCCAACGCCATCGGGCTTCGACATCCTGACGTGCTGCTCGAGAGTAACGAGAACGATGTGCAAAGACCTTCTCGATTGCTTCAACCAACCCCTCGTAGTCACCATACTCGACCAGCTCCCCCGTCTCCCCGGGGATGATAATCTCTTCTTGCCCACCAAATCGCCACCCCACCACGGGGACCCCGGAAGCCAGAGCCTCGAGGGTCCCGATCCCGAAGGTCTCCCGAGCTGTTGCAAGGTAGACCCCCGCCTGCTGGACAAGCTTCTTCATCTCTCCGTACGACATCGTCCCGGTCTGGCGAACGTTGGGGAGGGGCCTCGGGCAGAAGGTGGTGACGAATTCCCGTCTGGGAAGTTGACTAGCAAGCTGTGCAACGACCGTGTCGTCCGACACAGGGTCCGTTCGAGCCTTGTTCCATAGGAGATAGCTCCCAGGAGACGAGGGCACCTCCCACTCCTCTGGACGGACACCGTGGTGGATCACGGTTGAGCGAAGGTTGACTCCTCGAGCTATAGCTCGTTGGACCCATCGAGATGGAACAACCAGGTGGTCGGCAATCTCGAAATTCTCTGCAATTCGACGGTTCGCTTCGAGGGCCCACGGGGGCCAAGTGTACTCCTCCCAGTAGGCTCCGTGGCAGTGGGCAATGATCAAGGCCGATGGTGATTCTGCTCGAAGAGTCCCATGGTTGATGATCACGTCGGCATCTCGAGCTGACGAGACCACGGAATGGCCGAATCGTGGAAAGAATTCAATCTGGGCTTCGACAACTCGTCGAATCCCACCATCGGCTTGGTCAACTCCAACAAAAGTAGGATTGATGAAGATCTTCATAGCTGACCATGATATATGTACGACTGACGTTCACCGATGTGATGCCAGGGTCCGTGGATCCCAAACTCCGACGGCCAGAGAATATCAACTCCTCGACCGACTCTGTATTGATGTGCCATTGCCAGTTCTGTGTCTCCAGGCTGAAGGCCGACCGGCCACCTCCCGTGGGTTCGGAAGTAGCTTGACTTGACGAGACACGGGTGGCCGGCCCAGGCTAGGACGGAGTGGTGTCGAGATTGAGAATCATCTAGGACCCAGTACCCCCTGCCCCGATGGATCATCAAGTGACCTTGAATCCCGGAGGAGAGATACCCCATTCGGACCACTCCGGCTCGAGGGACTTCGGTGAGACATTCGACAAACGGTTGAAGGTCTAGGGGAGTACGAAGCTCCCAGTCGTCCTCAAGGAGCAGGTAGATGTCTACCTGGGAGGAGAGAGTGTCTAGAGCCCGATTCATGCTACCACCGTACGATAACTTCTCCGAGTGGCTCCCGAGAAGACGACAGTTCCGAGTTGACAGTTCAGCCAAAACTCGAACATAGTGTTCCGGTTGAGAGCCATCATCGGCCACATACCACCCGAACTCACCCCCGGTGAGATTGGACACCACCCCACGGATGGTGGACACGGCATAGTCGGTCCGGTTGTAGGTCAGAAGAATGATCCCGATCATATCGCCCTTGTGACATCCTGGACAACGAACATCTTCCCGTCGACCACAGTTGTGACCCGACCCGATGGGCTTCGAATTTGAACGTCGTAGAATAGAACTCGGTTCCCCGTAAACCCGACAGTTGCTGCAGCCGGTATCGTGACTCGAATGACGTTATTCTCTGCTCCCGTAACTTCGATGTCTCCCGATGATCGAGTGAGTTGGAACACGGCTGCAGAATCGGGATCCGATAGAGACGACTTTGCTGTACACCAGATAGAGTAGCCGGTGAGGTCAATCGGGCCCCCCGTAGTTCGATCCGTCACCGTGATCGAGAAGACAACCGTGTCTCCTCGACGTGTGTACAAGTCACTTGACATCACTCTTCCCTCACCAGTTGAGCGTCAATCTCGTGAACACGGACCTCTCCCGAGATCTCAGAGAAAAAGACTACACCCGTGATCTCAGAGACAACGACCTCTCCAACGGGCTCAGACATATCTCGACCACCTCGAAGGAGGCTCCCAAGAAACGAGACAACCCGGTCGGTGGTTTGACGAACAAACCGATGCACATCCCCCCGTGAGACAAGCCCACCGACAAGACCACGGGATGTAAGTCGACTGGTCTCTCCGAAGGAGGGAGTCTCTCCCACAGTTCCTCGACGAATTTGACGGGAGAGAAGCCCAGACGTCGAGAGAGTCCCGACGAGAACTTGACCCAGACTTCGAAACCACCCCACGATCCCAGATGATGACAGAGTCCCGAAAATCCCTCGACGAATTTGACGAGAGAGAAGTCCAGATGGTGACAGAGTCCCGAAAATCCCTTGACGAATTTGACGAGAGAGAAGCCCAGACGTCGAGAGAGTCCCGACGAGAACTTGACCCAGACTTCGAAACCACCCTACGGTCCCCAGAAAGGTCACAGCCCCCCCAAAGGGTCGACCTCCTCGACGACTGAGCTGACCTTGAGGGAGGACGGTTCCCCCCTCTTCCCGTGTCCTCCCTCGGAGGAGCCCACCAAACGATGGTAAGAGTCCCTCGACTTCTCGTCGAGTTTGAGTCCTGAGACCCCCAGATGACGAGATGTCCCCCGAGAGGGCTCGTCGAGTTTGGTTGACCAAGGTTCCAAGGGACGAAAGTGCTCCGATCAAGTTTCGAGACATCTGTCGTAACACACTCCCAGAGGACGAAAGTGTTCCGACCAAGGTTCGAGACATCTGTCGTAACACACCTCCAGAAGACGACAGGACTCCAGAAACGGGACGACGGGATTGTCGGGCCATCGTTCCTGAGGACGAAAGTGTCCCAGAAACGGGTCGACGAGATTGTCGGGTGACCGTTCCTGAGGACGACAAGGTTCCGGAGAGGGCTTGAGAATACCCAGATGCAAGGTCCGCGGTCTCGAAGTTGTCCACCCAGCTGTTGTTTGAAGTCTCCAGAGAATTGTATGCTACAATTCCGACCCATCGAGATGACGAATAGGTCGAATCTGATGCAGTCAAGAGGGTTGACCCGTTTACACGTAGAGTCAAGTTGTTCCCGTTTGCCTGGAGTTCTATATTGTACGTTGTGTTTGCTTGACAGGTTCCCCCCTGGGCCAAGATTGTTTCATCTGGGTCAAGCCGAAGAATGTAGAATTGATCTCCCCCGAACCCCATCCCGGCATACCCGACAACACTCGAGGTGTTTGTCGTCCGAAGGATAACCCCGAACCCGATTGAAAGATCCGATGACCGACCATCAACAGATGCTCTGACATTCACAGAGTCCATCTGCTGGGCATACCGACACTTTCGATACTGGTTCCCAAACACACCCTGACGGAGGGTGTTACCTACGATTGACCAGTCACCGGAGTCCTCGACCCAGTTTGGCCCGAGATCGGTCGAATCAGCCCGATTGAAGTTGTCAGAAAAGGTGGCCACGAGACCTCACCATCTGGAGGGCCTGTTGGAGCCCTTCGACCGTGTACGGGAAGTACCGGTATTGACGGTTTGACCCGATAGGAACGGCGAAATACCAATACACTTTCTTCGGGTGACGAATCCGACGGATCCACACCCCCCGATAGCCACTCCCTCCTGGGTCATACCCCCGACGAGCTGGGGGGAGATCGTCAACGATCATTGGAACACCTCAGGGAACTCATGACGGAGAACGTTTGCTTCTCGTTCGGTAACGGTAATCACACTCCCTTTGAGGTACACCGCCCCAGGACAAAGACTCCCGATCATTGATGTCTCAACTCCGGATGGGCCCTCCCACTTGAGGAGAGGGACATTCTCTTCGGTAAGGGTGAAGTCCTCAAGGACCGTCAACTGTACGAAGTTGACTGAACTCCCACCCAACTTGGTTGTCATTACTCTGGCCATCTTAGCCTCCACTCTGGAGAGTCACCGTATACGTAAATTGGATTGAATCACCAGGAGCAACGTTGATCGCCGAGAAGACAGAACGGTCCCACAATGTCCCGGTGCCGGTCCCTGATGTACTAAACAACCCATGCTCCGTGATCGCTGCTGACCCGTCAAACGTCAACGTACCCACGGATCGAAACTGATTCGAGGCTGGAGTTGATCGAGTCCCGGTAGCTCGAGTATTATCGGGGTTGAGGATGGTCGTGGCCTCAGCCTGAAGGGCAGTATCTGATGCTGACTCCTCTGCTGTTCCCGTGCCACAGCCGTGGAAGTTGAAGTTCGTAATATCAGTAGAGTTGTCGTTCCAGTCGCTCACGATAAAGGCAACTCCAGCGTTGGTCACCACCCGATACGACACCGTCCCGTAATCCTCCCAGACCCCGTAGGTCTGTTGGACAGCTCGAAGTCGTGCTTCAAGGTGCTGGTACTCCGGGGCTGATGGGTCTAGTCGGGACTGAGCAGAACGGATTTCTTGATATCGAAATCGTCCCGCTCGATTCAGACGACGAACCCGAATTGACAACTCACTCTGGATGACGGTGAGCCCCCACCACGTGGTCAACGGAACGAGAAGATGCTTCCCGATCCACCCACGAAGGTACGACCACCGACAGGCATTCTTCAGTCGCCACTTCCAGTGAACCTTCCCGGGTCGGGAGTGACGAACGACAACTCTCCCAACAGGACCAACCGTACCATTCAGCATAGACGTTCCTCCTAGGAAATCGTAACTGTCGGGCAGGGAGTGATAAAGACGTTTGGATACCCCTCACAAGCCCGACGAATAGACTCTGCATGAGTCCATGCAGTAAGCAAAATTGCCCGAGGCCACGATGAGAATGTCGGTGGGTAGATCGGGATCCTGACTCCGGGGACAACCCGACCCTGACGTCGAGGTGAGGCATCTACAGCGTAACTGACAAAAGAACGATCTAACCTACACCAGTTCAAGAGAGTCGTCCCCCTCCCCGAGGCCCCGTAGGCAACAACGTCTCCCTCGTAGAACCCGACAATCTCTCGAAGAATTCTTCGAGTCCTCTGGGCTGTTTCAACAAATCGAGTAACCTGGAAGACATCTTCAGCTTGGGGATCAATCTTGACAACTTGACGAGTTGATGGTCGAGTAGCATAGACCCGAATCGACCCCCCGTGGAGATTGATAAACTCAAAGTCCAAAATCTCCAAGTCAACCTCCTCGAGAAGACGACGAAGAGACTTCAGAGAGAAATACGAGACGTGTTCATGGTAGACAACGTCGAATTGATTCTTAGACAGCATCAATCCCTGATAGTGGACCTCGAGAATGATCACCCCGGTCGGGCAGAGAATTGATAGACCTCTGACAAAGTCTCGAGGGGACGGTGTATGGGCAAGGACGTTTGATGCAACAACCACTCGAGCCGGACCGTAGAGGTCAACAGCTTCTTGGGCAAGCTCTGGGGTGAGAAACCCTGAGACAAGGGGCCACCCGTCCCTCGATGAAGCTTCTCGAGAGATGTCGGATGGATCAATCCCTAGAACTGGGAGACCAAATCGTCGAAGAGCATTCAAGAGAGTCCCGTCGTTACACCCCACATCGACTACAAGCCCCTCCGGGTATCGAGCACTGATTAGCCATGCAAGGTGACGGAAGTGTTCGACTAACCCCGGAGATGTCCCTGTTCGGTAACTGTAGTCAGAGAAGATTTTTTCTGGTGGGACGATGTGACTGACCTGCATGTGACCACATGTTGGACAACGCATCAGGGCCAGGGGGAACTTCTCGTACCCCCGTGGGTCCCCTTCTGGATAGAATGCTCCAGCAAGGGGCATCAACCCATAATCGAGAACCATCTCGACCGGGTCTCCACAAACCAAGCAGTCGGAAATCTCGAACGCTGTCATTCACACTCTCCCGGAGGTGTCCACATCGACAACCTCTCCTTCACTGCTTCAATGGCCGGCCAGTTGTTACGAGATGTCTCACCCTCACCACATCTATACCAGTAGACAGGCTCTGGGGACACGGGAAGGAGACGAGTTCGGCTCACCCCCCGTGCCTGGGCACAGAGCAGTGCATGGATAAAGATATGGTCTGCAGCACCAACCGAACATTGGGGGAAGAACCCTCCGGTGTACCGCCAGAGAGTTTTCGTCACCATGGCAGCACCACACGGAACATTCTGCTCACGACCATCTGAATACCGTACACCAAGGTAGTAGTACCCCAGAGGATCGTGTATTCGCTCCCAAGCATCTAGACACCGTTCAATACAGGTCGGCAAGAGACGATCATCAGCACATGCCATCAACACCAACTCTGTTCTTGATACAGCCACCCCGAAATTCATCGCATCCGAAACCCCGACGTTCCACGGAGAGATGAACGTCTGGAGTTGGACGGGGGAGAGTTGGAGTTCCCACGTAGTAACATCGAAGTCACTCGGAACCCACCCGTCAAAGATGAGAATGACATATTCGGGGAGACGTGTTTGTGATCGGATACTCTCGAGCATCTCACCGAGGTACTCTCGATGGTGTGGTCGAGGACCGATTGGCAGGGCCACAGAGATCATCTACCGTTTCTCCCAACGATCAAACTGCTCCGAGAAAGGTCCTGGGACTCGAAGCCCGTACGACGACCAGAAATGTGACTGAAGCCTACGATCCCAAACAACGGTGTCATCGACGATCAATGGGCTTCGACTCCGAAGTCGACTCTTCAGGAACGTGACGAGATCAATTCGACTCTGCCCGTGTCCCGGGACGTGGAGGAGACCGGTAATCTCGGGACGACAAGCAACGTCTACGATCAATTCGGCGAACTCGTCAACCCACATCCCAGACCATAACGCATTCCGACTCACCCGAACCTCCTTCCCTAACAGGAGGTCTTCTACTACTCCCTTCCCCCGACCCACGAAGGACCCTCGAAGTGTGACGTGAGGAGGGTAGGTAATCTCTCCGTACAATTTCGACCGAGCATACACGGTCTGCGGAGACGGGGGGTCATCCTCGAAGTGGGGCCCAGGAGAACTGAAAATTGCATCCGTTGAGATATACACAAGTCTACTTCGAACTGAGTCACACAGTCGACTGAGGTGGATAGACCCCGCAGTATTGACCGCAAACAGTGTTGACGGGAGTGCCGATGGATGGGTAATCCCCGCACAGTTGATCACCGTGGGTGCTCGAATGTCCCTCTCGGAGAGGAGGAGAATGTCCCCCCGAGTTGCTTCATATCGAATCCCTCGACGCTCAAGAGCTCGAATAACGGACTGCCCGAGCATACCGGATGACCCAAACACCTGGATGTCTACTTCAGCTGACATACATCATTGACTCCAAGAGACGAGCATCTTCAACGAGAGATAAGAATTGCTCTCGAGGGATCCGAGGACACGTGTTGCTTGAGTATGATTTCCCGGTTGTCCCTCGAGATGATAGAAGATAGCCATCAGGGAGCTCGACTACGGCCTCATCAGAAGAGATAAGGTCTTCGTGTAACTTCTCCCGACTTCGAAGCCCGATGACGAATGTCGATGCACCCGGGAAGAGAATCTCAATTAGATCTGAGATCGATAAAGAAGAGAGGGCTGGGACAAATATCTCCCCTGGGTGACAGACGTCAAGAGCACGAAAGATAGAGGCTACTGCTTGTGACGGGGACATCCAGAATCGTGTCATCCTCAGGTTGGTAACCGATAAAGGCTCTCCTCGAGCAAACTGCTGTGACCAGAGGACCAGAGCACTCCCGTTACTCGACAGGACGTTCCCGTACCGGACCCCGACCACATCAACTCCGTCCCTCCCGAAGGACGAGACTAGACCTTCCGACAAGAGCTTGCTTGCGCCATAGACGGTCGTAGCTCGACATGCCTTGTCACTTGAGATGACAATGCACCGTGCTCCAACAGAGCTGCTTGCTCGAATGACGTTATGTGTCCCCAGAACGTTCGTCTTGAAACACTCGTCTGGGAACTTCTCACATTCAGGCAAGCGTTTCATTGCAGCCCCATGGATGACTAGATCGTGTCCGGCGACAGCCGATTTCACCCGATCAACATCTCTGACATCTCCCAAGATGAATCGAACCTGGGGGAATCGAGACCTCATCCTTGCTTGGGCTAACTCCGACCGAGAGAAGACGGTAAACTGGGACGACCACCCACAGAGCTGGGATGCTCTGAGGATGGCGTGTCCCAGTGTCCCTGTCCCTCCGGTGATCAAGATGTTGCTCGGTGTCTCCATTAGACCGGCTGACCGAAGTACGACGGAGCGTACCCCTGAGTGACACCACCGTCGACAAAGTAGTTGCTGTCCGGGAACCCAGACCGTTCGTGGATCAGTGGTGTGAATGCAATGTTTGTCACCCTAGCACCAAGGTGAGGGGTCAGGCAGACCACACGCCACTCGGTGAGTCCCACGACCTGCGTACAAAAGTTCGTGGGAGGCTTCCGGTGGATCAAGAAACGACCGTTGTCCGTGACCGTGAACGAGCCTCCCGGAGCAAACTCGGCTGCAAGTGGGAGCACCCCCAGGGTGTTGTAGTTGAGATACTCGATAAAGGTCGTCTCCCGTCCCCCCAAGACACGGAGTGGGATGATGTAGAGACTCGATGAGAATGCTGCATTCGGAAGGGGAGTCTCAACGATTGCATCATCAAGGATCACGGGAATTTTCTGACCGTCAACTAGGAGATACTGACCAACACGACGACCAAGATCCCCCCGCATCTCGTCTCTCATGCGTTCGATGACCATCGAGTCGACAAACTGGGTTGACCCCACCGGGATATTGTTCGCCCGATACGTGGAGTAGGCAATCGGCCAAATCTCTGTCAGCTCATAGAAGAGCCCGAATGGCATCGACATGACCCATTCGACCGGAGCAAGGTTCATGTTGGCCGCGTTCCAGTGGAGGTTCCGCATGATGTACGAGATCAACCGAACAAGATCTGCTCCAGCTCCAGGGGTTGTCGTAATGTTCCGATTCCCAAACGAACGGACGATCGGATCGGCCGCAGGACACAGCTGACCAGTCTCTGCGTCCCGATGACCCGTATTTAGAATAAAGTCAAGGCCGTAAGGCTCTTTATACCCTCCCCCGGCCGTGTTGTTTGCTGGGTTGCCAGTATAGAGAACACGGGCAAAGTCTCGAGACCAAGCAACCATCCATTCGATCATCCGCTTGGTCATCTCGTCATTCGCAATCCCCCCGAATTGTGCCCCCAGAGACGGGACAAGAGGGTTCCCCTCCATCCCCATGGGAGTCCCTAGGACGATGAAGTCCGTATGCTCCCCCCGAGACGTCAACCGCTGTCCCCGAGAGATGTCAAGAACTGTCGTCTGACGAGATTCTCGCCCGAAGACGTAGTACTGGGAGCAGAGCTTGACAACTCCTGCGGTGGGAGGGTCATCACACACCCCAACCGGCTCACTCCCGGTCGTGGGGGTAACACCGGTGATGATCCCGTACAGAGGGTCAGTGACGTTTGTCCCCCGGATGGGGAGAACATTCTGCAGCCCGGTGAACGGGGTGATAACGGCCGAATAGAGGGGACGCTCCAATGCAGGTTGGCTGAACAGTCCCCGAGGACCGTGTGCCCACTCGCCCCCCGGCACGGGAGGGGGAGCCTTCTGGGCAACTGGTGTAGATGATTGTACCGTCATGGTTGATCTCCTGATTCCGATTATGGTGATTCAAGAAAGGTCTTTACCCATGATAGGGGTGACACCTCGGCCCCGTCAGGCTGACCTTTCTGCTGGATAACGTTGTCCGACCGTGTGGATGGACGGTGACGCCCTGCCCGAGGGAGTGACGAAATCTCCTCCTCAAGCTCTTTGATACGAGCCAGGAGACGAGAAAGGTCATCTTCCGGGACTTCTTTCTCCTTCTGACGAGCATACCCCATCTCCTGAAGACGGGCATCCATCTCGGAGAGGGTTGACTGAATTTCAGATAGCACCGAACGGAAAGCTGAATGGACGACCTGCTCAACACGGGCAAAGAACTCCTCAACCGGGAGGTCACCGATGAACTCCCCTTCGCCACCTTCTTCACCCGTGGGGGTGTCAGCCTCCTCTTTCAGCTCTGAGACCTTTTCAGAAAGAGCTGTCAGGGCATCGTCGACATCCTTGAAGGTGATTCCCTGTTCTCTGAGCTCCTTCGACTGAGCTTGGAGAGATTCGATCAGCTTGTCAATCACATCTTGGGGGAAGCCCAGACGTTGCAACTCAGCAATCTTCTCAGAACTTAGAACCATCTCACCCTCCTTAGTGGTGATTGAGACCGATGTATAGGGATTTGACGCTCTCCCTCGAGGGAGGAGACTGCGTTCAAATCGACGAATGTTATAGTAGACCCCGTCCCGTGGCTCATCCGGGGGGTGGGAGAATCCGAGTGAGACCTGAAGTCTGTCAGCAACACGACTGGCCCACTCACCGATTCGGTCATCGTAGAAAGTCCCGGATTCAACTAGAAAGCCGTCAACTATGGCGTTGAAGTCACACCTCCCCAGATCGACCCCCGGACCGGCGACAACTGTACGCCAATCTCGAAAGTCTTTGAATGAAAAGGTTCCGAGATGCCACCACCGAAGAGGACCGTACGAGTCACCTCCGAGGCTATCAGCATACTCTACATCCTTTCGAAGAGCTTCTTCACTGACGATCTCTTTCTCTCGATCTTGATATCGATTTGACGAAACCGTCAGCCACCGATACCTTCCCGACAAATCTTTGAATACCGCTGGTGACACTTCTACGGTCGTCGATGATCCTCGACCAAGAAATCTCTGGAGAATTCGACGAACATCCTGGGATGACCCCACACGAGCTGCATCAAGCAGTGCCTGCCTGGGGAAGGAAGGATCATCATCGGTTTGTGATCGAAGACGAGCTAGGAGATGTTCAACATCTTTAGAGGGCATCCCGAGGGATGCTGCAGCACGACGAACGACCGAATCCTCCCGCTCTCTCCTCAGCTCTTCTCTCCGTGTCTGCTCTTCTCTCTTTTCTTCCTCTCTCCGTGTCTGCTCTTCTCTCTTTTCTTCCTCTCTCCGTCTCTGCTCTTCTCTCTTTTCTTCCTCTCTCCGTCTCTGCTCTTCCTGACGACGACGCCTCTCCTGGGCGGATGTCAACGCATCCATCGCACCTCGATAGTCACCAGCATTGAGAGCCGAGATGACCTTCTTTCCTTCAGATGTCAACACTGGGCCGGACGGGGTTTGGTCAACAAGCCCAGCATTGATCAACCCTTCACCGTGTTGGTCATCGAGTTTCTCTCCTGCCGCAAATCCAAGCAACGCCTGAGCTGCAGCAGAATTGAGACCTTCCTCGTTTGATGCCATCTGAGACAGAACACGGGCCCGATTCTCTTGACGAACTTCCTCAGACGTCTTCTTCTCAGAACCCCTCCGGCCTCCACCCCCTCCCCGACCCCGTCGGGTCTTCTCTTCCTCTTTCTTACGACGAGCCTCAGCCGCCTCCTCCTCCCTCTTCCGACGAGCCTCAGCTGCCTCCTCCTCCCTCTTCCGACGAGCCTCAGCTGCCTCCTCCTCCTTCTTTCGACGAGACTCGACTTGAGCCTGCCCACGGGCAACTGCATCAAGGGCTTCTGATGGAGCTCCCCGCTTTAGAGCCGACACTGCAGCCCTCCCGTGGGGGGTGAGCATGACCCGTCCGTTGACAACTTCGGCGAGCCCTGACTGGATGAGCCCCTGAGCTGATTCCTTGGGCAGGGACCCTGAGGAAAGTTGAATCAGGTTCGAAAGCTGTTCTCTATCCCCTCCAGCAGAGACGGCCTGTTGGATGGTCGACTTCAAACGTTCTTCAGGTGACGGCTTCTTGGGTTTCGTGGGTTTGGGTGACTGGCCTGAGCCCATCACCTTGTCACAGGCACTGAACTGACCAGACGGAGATCGACAAAGATTCCCGGCAATCCGTTCCCAACCGGACTTGTGGGCCACAGCATAGAGGGCTCTACGGTAACGCTCAGCACGAGAACGGGACATTGGCTTCGATGACTTTCTCTTCCCCGTGTCATCGACAACGTACCATCCGTCTCGAACTCGAACAAGGTGCCAGGGCATCTATGTCACCTCACCTCACCTCACTTGAGATGGCCCTCTGGAGGATCGTCGGGAACTCGTCCTGCCACTTCTTGTGGATCACCTTCGAAAAATGTCGAGGAGCAATTCCCGGTCGAGGCCGACGCCTCGAGATAAACAGAACCTTCCCACCCCCGGACCGTGACCCGATCCTCCCAGGGGACGTCTTCGGTCGATAGCCTCGGGCCATTGTTGCATACCTAACTCGAGTCCCTTGATCAAGATACCCGTAGATCTCGTCAGATGTCCCGACCACTCGGGTCTTCGATGAAGGGGACGTGATCTTGAAATTGACTCGACGACTCCACGTCATCACGGTCGTGTCAAAGTCGGCCTGGATGCCTAAGGCTGCCCCGTCCAGAGCGTTTTGGATCGCCCTTTCAATCTTCTTGATGTCAACCGGGACCTCACCCGGAGGGATGATGGGGACGACCTTTACCATACTCCCTCCCAGCCGTCGAGCACAGAGTCAAACCCCATCAGATGAACATTCGTGACTTGTACTCGACCATTCCGGATCCTCAAAGGGTTCCACCGACGGGATCGAGCAATGCATGTTTGACAGGAGGCATCACTCGACCCCAACCTCCAGTAGCAATCGTAGTCATCACCGCCCAGATGGTGGATCTCCCATGAACAGTTACACCGGGATATGCACTGAGTTGTCCCGTCCCCGGGTTGTGCCGGAAGCGGGAGACCACGGGTCTTCCCCTCCCACCACGAAGCCCTCAAAGCTGCAGCATACAGCTGAGCTCGAGCCTGACCCCCACCGGGTGACGACTCATATCGACCCCCTCGCAAGTCAGCCATGAAACGTCGAAGAAAGGCGAGCTGTGAAGAGACTCTCGAGTCAATCCGTTGACGATCCTCCGGCGTTAGATCTCGAGGAGGGATACGTGCCCCCAAAAGGTATGCAGCCGTGTGGTAGAACCGAAGACGATTTGACATCTCTTGATACCACGAATCAACTTTCTGATGACGAACGATCCGTGACCGATAGATACGACCGAACTCCTCAACCGCTCGTCGAAGGAGAGACGATAGTGACTTCATCCAACTCCTCGAGGGTTCTCAGAAATGTCTCCAGAGACTCTTCCCAAGCCTCTTGTTCGGTTGCTTGTTCATCTTGATCCTGTCCCTCCCGAAAGGTGACTGTGGAGTGCTCCTCCCCTCCCGTGTCAGTCGGGAGGTCAACCCCGGGTTGGTCAGCATCCGACACCGATGTTGTCGACGTTTGATCCACCGGCACAAACTCTGGTGGAAGCTCATCAAGGTCAAGGAGAAGCTGGCGCCCTTGGTCTGGGGTGATCAGCTGTGCTGAGACCATCTTCTCGACATTCCCGATACGACGAGAACTGAGATCAGCCCGCTTCAACTGGTCGTCAAGGTCTCGTTCGGTGAAGAAAAACTTGACTCTACGATCAAGGACAAGGGCGTTCATCGCATGGGTAAACGCCTGTCGGAAGTAAACTAGTCCTCGCCCCTTAGCCTTCTCATGGAGGACGACCGACTGAGCCCCAGCTCCCATCTGCTGATTCGAGATTGGTCGAAGATCTTGAGGATCAAGACCAATGGCGTTCGCATACACCAGATCTGCCCTCTCCCGTTCCATCTGGGGGTCGAATCCGTCTGGGAGTGACGAGAGAGGGATTTCGACCACCCCCGGGGGAGCATCCGGTTTGAGAGTCCCACCGATGATTGCTCCCATGTAACTTGTGAGACCCTGCTCTCGCTGCTGTTCTTGGGCAGAACGGAGAAGGGACGACAGCTGGTCCGTCCGGAGCCCGTTGACCAGGTAGATTGACAGTGGCCTGCTGCCACTCACCTTCTCGTAAACGTACCTCTCGAGAGCAGCCAGACGAATGATAGACGAGTAGGCACGTTCAGCTGCACAGAGACCCATCCCGGTGACTAGGTCGTCATCTTCGGGCATGTCAACGATTCGGACTACCTCGTACCAAGCAAGGAGATGGTCTCTCCCCTGCTGGTCCGTATAGATGATGGGGAAGTCCGGGTCTCCTGTCGGTGTACACCTCAGTGATGGGAGATGGTGGATCCCGACCGCACGGGATGCTGCCGAGCCGACCTTCTCCCGCTCGATCTCAAACACCGATCCCACATTTGTGCAGAGGAACGACCGGATCTGCTTGGCGATGAAGTTCGTCCAACCTCCGAGGGAAGCTCCGAAGTCAGCATACAAAAGGAGCTCTTGAGCCCTCTGTGAGAGACGAGGGCTGCGGGACTCAAACTCCCACCCGGCTGAAGCAAACTTGGTGATGGCGATCGAGACTGCTGAAGCCCACTGTGATTCGTAAAGCACCGTACGGTAGAGGATCCGGTCCCTCTCCCGTGGGTTTGTCGGGAGCTCCGGCGGGAGGGTCTGTGGCCCCCAGAACGAGGGGATTTGGACAACCACCGGCCCACGAAACTGTGAGACCGGAAAGATGTCTCGAGCTCGAACTGTCCGGAATTCTCTAGTCACAGGTTCAACTCCAAACAGGTGTAGACCGCCATCGAAAGGGCCACTGCTAGATCGACTTTCCCTCGGCTTCCTTGGACAATCCTCAGACGACGACCATCGATGTCGACCTTTCGATCAGCGTTATCAAGGTGCTGACGGAGAAGCTCCTCCCCCGTGTGGTGGACCCGCTGTTCGAGGATCATGTCATAGAGATTCTTGTCAGCCTCGAGACGAGCCCCTGACTGGGAGAACTCCTGACACCACACGACCCCTTCCCGCTCGAGACGACCTGCCATGTCAACGAGCTGGTACGGATCGTATACTAGACACACAACGGAATACCGACGACAGAGGTCACGGATGACATCTTCTGGGCCGGTCCCGTCGGAGGATTGAAATTCAATCCGCTGACCTGCAGAAGCCTGCCACGAATGGACGAATCTCACCGCAACCGAATTCTGTCGGTCGAGGGGAGAACGAGTCACACCCACGAGGGCGAAGCAGTCCGACGGAGAATCACGACGACCAATGGCTGCATCCACCCCTAAGACCAAAGGCTCACGTCCCAATGGGGGCAACTCCCTACGACATAAGTCCCACCACGAGATTGTCGTAAGGAAGCGATCATGGCTGGTAGCTTCAAACGCCTCCTCTGGAGTCGACGGATACTCCTGATGGACAAGACGAAGGTCACGGTACTCAGCAACCATGCTGGAGTACCACCGGTCATCCCGACCCGGACGGGCCCACCAGGGGAGGAAGAGGGGTCGAAACCGATTCGACCCTGACTGGGCACCTTCCCAGACCCGGTGGAATAGGTTGTCACGACCGTTGGCAGTTGAGAGCATTACCAGCTGACCACCCCCGTCGATTGTGGGCTTCGTTGCCACAAATAGGTCATCAGCATACTCCATGTAAGCCGTCTCGTCCATGACGACGAGCGATGCCGTGAAGGTCCGACCCGCCTTCTTCGTGGCCGGCAGGGAGAGGATCCTTGAACCGTTCGACCAGGTCAGCTTTGAAGCGTTTGAGATCAATACCTGTGACAAGGATTGACGGACCATCTCCGGCAAACGCTCGTACATCACTCGACAACGTCTCAGTAACTCGTCTGCCTCTGTCTGCCCCTGGGAGAACAACAGAACAACACGGCCCGGGTGGAACAGACAAAGCCAGAGGGCATACGCACAGACCAACCAGGAAATTCCCAACTGACGAGCCTTGAGAATGATCACAAGACGACTCGTCAAGAGGGCCGTAAGAAGGTCCGACTGAGACGGCCAGAGATGGAACGGAACAGTTGCTACACCCTCCTTCCCTTGGGGCTCGTCGATGATGATCAACTCGTTGATGAAGGCATGGCAGTCATGGACATACCTCGCAAGGTCTCGACGAGTTGATTCAATCTTGATCTGCCTTCGACGATACTCCGCAATAATCGCCTGGATCGACTCCGCTACCATCGTGGGTCCCTAGGTCCACAACCTCACGAACCCCTAGACGATCAACAAGCTGTTCGAGCTCCTCGAGGGTCAAGGACCTGACGTCTCGGGCAAGTCTCTCTACCTCCCGAGGAGTGATGTTGAGAGCGACTGATCGGGATTGCTGAGGAGCATCAAGGCCGAGCAGACGTCTCTGGTCGGCAATGATCGCTTGGATCGCAGTTAGAGCTCCGGCGTCCATCCCGATGGGTCGCTCTTCCGTGGTAACCACGACACCGGAGGGGGTTTCAGTGACTCGACGGAGGGTGAGCATCTCGTTGCTCATGTACCTCTCTAGAAAGAGAAGTTTTAGGGCCTGGAGTTCATCAAATATTTGTTGGCGCCACCTGTCCAGGTCCCGGATCTGCTCGTCGGTTCGAGCCCGATCGAGAGATGAAATAAGTGCTGTGGGGGAGACACCCAATTCAGCAGCAATGTCCTCCTGTGAGTCTCCACGTTGGAGACGCCAGAGAGCCTGCAATTCATTCGCTATTCGTCTCCACTTGGCTGCTCTGGCCACCCCGTGTCTCCTAGAAATGGAATGTATGTTTGATGCTCCTCAGCCGGTTGGTCGATTCGACCTTATAAATAGTATAATGCCTTTTTGCCACTTCATCAAGAGCCAATTTCACCCAATTTGAGGCCAATTTAGAGTGAGCCTCCGGAGTCTATTTCTTTATAAAACCTCACAAGCACCACGATCGCCTCACCCTTCCCGTCCTCCTGGGGGCCGGAGGCCCAGAGCCTGCAAGGAACATCTTCGAGATAGTCACATCGTTGTGTCACACGGGTTTTGAACTAAATCTCACACCTTGTCACACCTTGTGACACCTTGTGACACCTCTGTGATTTTCGTGGGTTTTAGTGGATTCTTGTGGATTTTTAGTGGATTTTTAGTGGATTCTTGTGGATTTTTAGTGGATTTTTAGTGGATTCTAGTGGGGGACTCTACAAAACCAAGGCCCCGACGTTGTTGATTCAATGTCGTTGGTCTTACTCGACGTCGTCATCGTCGTAGATCTCTGTGCACTGCTCGTACAGATCTTTCAGGCAGTGCTCGCAGAGTGTAACTACCACTACGGTTCGTCCAGCAATCTCAATGTTGTAACGGTCTTTCTTCCGTGTCGAACAACTGGAGCAGGGGTGATGTGGATGGCCATTGTCGTCTCCTTTCTGTCCTCATCCTGGTTTCTTCAATAATGATTATAATGCCTGCTCGACAAAAAATCAATACCCCAGTTTGCAGATTTTCGCACCAATTTTGTATGAATCTCAGGTTGAAGA